CCGGTAGCACCCTGTATCCCGGTAGCACCCTGTATGCCAGTTCCCGTCAAACCTTGTGCACCAGTTGCACCTTGTAAACCAGTTCCGGTCAACCCTTGCGATCCGGTTGTCCCCTGAGAACCGGTTGCACCTTGCACGCCAGCGCCGGTTAATCCCTGGGAACCGGTAGCACCCTGCACGCCAGCTCCTGTTAATCCTTGCGAACCGGTAGCTCCCTGTGCTCCTGCCAATCCTTGTGGACCAATATTCACGCCCTGCAGCACCGTTGGTTGAGTCATCGATTGCCTCAGCAGGATTGGTTCAGTAACCGTAAATTTGATTTCAGGCATCAGTCAACTATCTTTTGAAGTATGAAAAAATCACCTCTGCAGATGCGATAAGTTTTTCCATCTGCAGTTAAAAGTTTGAATTCATACCTGTGTGTTCCAGATTTCCCATCAGTATCTGCCGGCACGAGTATTACCTTAATTGTCTGTCCTGTAATAATAATTTCACCCGGATTGGCGCTTTCCTTTGTAATCAAAACCTCCTTATCCCTGTTTTGAATTTCAAACTTGCACGACGATCCTGTAATATTCAAGTCATTTGAAATGGTAATTTCAACGTCCGAATCATCACCTTCCATCCTTGTGAAATCTACCTCGCTGTCCAGTAAGTAACTTGCCATTTTATCTCCACTTTCTTTTTAACTCTTCAAACCTTTCTTTTGAGCTTTGCTTTGCCGGTTCCGGCTTTTTATCCCAGGGCAATGGAAAAACCGACTGCGGTGTATTCGGCTTTTTTGAATCTAAATGCGGGATAACCATTGCGTATGCCAAATATCTGGCTTGCTCCCATCTTACTTTTTCTCTCAATTCATTTTGTTCCCCCCAGGCTTTTATCATCCTGGTAAATTGAAAAGGGGTTAAATCCAAAAAATCATCCAGACTTAACCCCATCACTCCAACGCCAAAAGCCAACATCTTGTCTACTTCATAGACCTCTTCGTTTTGATCAGGAGCATTTAACTTTTTTTTTCGGCAAAGTCCATCACTTCCGGATGCTCGTCAACATAATCAATGAACTCTTCGAATGTAAAAGGGAACTCTTTGCGCATCATTTTTGCTCCCTGTCTGAGCGCACAATACATCAGAAGAACTGAATCTTCAAGGGTTACAGCCGTGTGAAAAGGTTTCCCCGACAATCGTTCAAATTCAATCAGTGCGCGATGCCCCACCACGATTGGGCATTTTTCGCCATTGATATCAATTACCTGCTTTTCCATTATACGGTTGCTACTTTGCTTTCAAGTTCTCCGTCGCCCTCAATGGTGCACGACACGGTTGCATCGTTGGCATTGGGTGCGTTCAGCGACAGGCTTGTAATGTAACCGTACCCCTCGTTGTAGTCGTCACCTATTTGCGATGGAAGATACAGGTCATCGCCACCGGCACTTGCAGCTCTGCCCGAAAGCTTAACCTGCACTTTGGTACGGTTATCCATCAGCGCCTTAAGTTCGGCAAATGAATATCCATCGTAAAGGGCGATTGATTCTGATGTGACCGACCATCCCAGTAACCCTGGCACTTTTCCTTTCCATCTGCCAGTGTCCTTCGACGACCGGTCGCGGGTTTCCATATTGACGTCGAGGGTGTGGCTTGTGCTGTGGGCTATGGGAGTCCAGGTTGTGGCAACCATAATGCTGAGCACGTAATCCTGTCCTTGTATAAATCCTGTGTTTGCTGCCATTTTTTGTCTTTATTTTACAGTTATTTGATTTGCTTTCTGAAGCAGTTCGTATATTTTGGCTTCAATTAACCCATATGCATGAAGAAATACCGCCTTTTCGCCATTTTCATTCAAAAACGGAACGTCGACTTTGCCTGCAACTGTGCCCGAAAGCATTTCTCCGATTGCCTTCACATCATTCACCCTTGCCAGTTCAATAATTTTCCGAAGCGGATGCACCCAATTGGCTGGGATGAGTTTGCCAACAATCAAGTTATCGATAAGCCTGATGACATTACGGTAGAAAAGGTAATCGCCTCCCTCCAGTATTTTACTGTCGAGTGGGGTAAGCTTATCCATGAACCGGGCAAGCCATCGCTCTTCTTTCGGTGTCAACAGGCCCTGAAACTTCATTTTCGCTCAAAGTTGGGGATGATGTATTCAATTAATTTGTCGAGCCACCCAAACACCTTGTCGTCTTTTAGTGTTGGGGTTATTCGTACAAGTATTTTAACAAGCGCCATTATGCTAAGCAACAATTCAGCCCAATAGCCCGACAACAGATCCCAAAAGTTCGTTTTCTGTGGATCTTCGGGAATCGGTACCGGCTCTTCGGCCGGAATATTGGCATATTGGAATATCGCTTCATTTGCGGGCACATCCGTTACCGCTACAATCGGTGCAGGAGCTTCGTCCCCGGTAAGCGATGTCATCGTATACTGAGGGTTGTCGGGTTCAACAATGCTGGTGACTGCTGTCGCTTCGTAACCGGTAAGCTCTGCCTGAACCGTGTACTGATGGTTGTCGGGTGCTGCAGCACTTGTAAAAGAACACCCGGTCATCACAACCAGGGCTAAAATCATACAGTAAAAAATTAACCTTTTCATTTTTGATTGTTTTTTGATTTTTTTGAATTTTGATTCCTATACCACCCCACGATCGTCAGTACTCCAACGGCCAGCGAGGTGCATAAAACAAGACTTTGAAGTAAAAAAAGAACCATATCCTGAAGCTCTGGCTTAATTACGATTGTACCTATTAAACCGCTGAATGATGTTACTGAGCCCACTTCAGGTTTTTGTCCTAAGAAATTGATAATCTTATCCATCCGGTTTTTATGTTCGCTGGATCCAGCCGTAAAAGAACTTCTCCTGCGTAGCATCGTCGGCTACGATCATCTTATAGCGCTCAAACTGCATCCCATTCATTGCCTTCAGAAGTACTTTAATGTTAAGGTCTTCAGTGCGCCCCTTAATCTTTTCAGCGGTGCCCATATAGGCGATGTATGCCTTTATTGTTTGTACGCCAATCACACCATCGGCATCTATATCGGAATAGTGGCGCTGATTGTCGTTCAGCATATTCAGCGCCTGCTGAAAATACTTAACTGCAGTGCGCCTTCCCTGGTTAACGGCAGTATCAAAAATTTCACAGGCTACCCGTTCACTCAATCCATCGATGCTGAGCCGGTCCCAGAAGTTTGTTTTGTAGAAGCTTCTTACCTTCACCTCCAACTCATCGTCCATTTCGAGGGCAGTACGCAGCGCGTGCAACGAAGTGCCACAGTTGGCTTTAATTTCGTCGATCAGCATCCAGCCGTCCCACTGGGGCCACATGTTGCGGGCAATGCCCCTCCATGTTTCGCCGCCACGGTCAGAAGGATGGTTTGAATAACCTCCTTCCGACCTGATGGTTTCGCGATATGCTTCGTTGAAATTTGCCATGCTGTTCATTTAATCCCGGCCCGGAAATCCGGACCGGGAAAGAAACCGAGAAAAAAGAGAAACTTAGGATACGGGTTCGTACAGTGCCACAACTCCGCCTTCATCCTCGCGGCATTTTTCAGCCCCGAAGCGTACCGAGCTGGAGATAACGGTACCCATGTACGTGGCATCGTCAGCATTGACGTAAGTCTTTGCATGTGCCTCGGCATGACACACCATACCCGAATGCCAGAACAGTGATGCGGGACGGTCGGTGGCAGCGGTACCTACTGTTTTGATACGCACGTTTGAGGCGTTGACAAGAGCAGGTTTGCTGCGCACCATCAGTTTGATACCATACAGCATTCCTATAATCCCCTTGAGGATCATCTCAGAATTGCCGGCCTTGAAAAAGTCGACATCCAGCACATTCATCAGGTCGGCAGCCGCATCGGGAGTCAGCAAACCGTAAAGCTCGCCAGGAATACTCATTGCATTTTGAGCCTGGAATTTTTTCCATACGCTCAGGATATCCGCCTTCTGGACAGCCAAACGGTTTCCACTCAATCCGGGAACACTGGTAGCACGTGCCGAACCGGTTGTAGTAACCAGGCGGGTCGACAAAGTTGGAGTCCACTGATAAAGCGCGTAATCTGCCGCTTTCGTGTTGATTGCAGCAGCCTGCTGGAGCTGTTTGTTCTGCCGCTTCGAGTAGTTCAGCACAATCTCCTCCGGATCGGTGATCAACAGCGGGTTGGCGTAAAAGGTTTTCATGGTACCCGTGACCTTTGTGTCGTCACTGGTTTTCACCTGAAGCGGCAATACAGTAGGTTTCCCTTCAATTGCATCATCGATGTCGCTCAGGTTCGGAATTTCAAAGGTTTCGGCATCGGCAGCAACGCCGGTTTCAGCGATGCTGTTTTTGTAAAATTCGTTCGAGGGGAAAAGCTGCTTTTGCAGTTCCTTCGAATAAGCTACGGTAGCTATCTGTGTCATGTTACTGTGTAGTTAAGGATTAATCAATCTGAACAGGAGTACCGGCTTCAACAAAGTTGGTTCCGTCATATACACATTCAACCGTTTTTGTTTTACCGGCAACTCCGGTAATGGTTGCACCGCTCATGCCGGTTCCAAAAATCGTTGTTTCTGTGCCGGTCGTTTTGAGCTTCAAGAACATTCGGGCACCTGTTTTCACCAACGAATTAACCGTGAGGTTAATAGTCCGGTTGCCGGTTGCCACCGTAGTCACGCCATCAACAACCGTCATCTGGTTGTCGATGGTAAGGGCCTGCGTGCCTGTAGCCGAAAGGCTAAGGGTGTCGGCCGCTCCAAAGGGATACTTAACTTTGTCTGCCATTTCGTATTGCTGTTGTTAGTTTTAACTCAACTCCTCTCCCCAGTACTCCTTGTACAATTTTTTGTACTGATCCGGTTTGTTCTGCTTCATTTCACGCAAAGCCGCCGGATCGTTTTTCTGATACCAGTCCCAATCTTTCTGATCTGCCTGTTTCGTACCCGACCCTTTCTGAAGTTCTGCAATCACCTCAGAGAGCCTTACAGGCTGCTCAGGCTTAAAATCCTCAGCCTTCAGTTCGGTCTCCTCCAGAAATGCGTTCAGGTCGCTTTCGGCCAGGTCACGCATTTCTTTCTCGTTGGCATCGGTAATCTTACCCGCCAAACGACCGGTCGTCACAACGCGGTCGACCAGCTTTTGTACGGGTGCTTTCGCATCCGATACCACACGGTCAACGGCTTGTATCAATGCCTGTTCATCGGCCTCTTCGGCCACATTCAGGCGTGCTGTCAATTGTTTCATTTTTGCGATATTAGATTTTTCAAGTTCATCAATTAAGAGGGCCACCATCCTCAAGGGCTCAACATTCTCCATTTTCCGTCCCGTGGCAATTACCGAATCAACCAAGCCGGCCGCAAGAGCTTCATCGGCCGATAACCAGGTCTCCTTTTTCATCATCAGCTCTACATTCGTATCGGCTTTGCAACGACGTTTTAATATGCCTTCAAGGATGCTTTTTATCGCTGAAAGCGCCCGTTTGTCACGGTCGGCCATTTTCTCTACTTTGTTCCCTTCTTCGTCGGTAAAAAACGGATCGTGCACCATCAGCCGGGCGTAATCGTTCATTACGATTTTATGTCCCGACACGGCAATCACTGCAGCCATCGAGGCAGCCACCCCGTCGATGTAGGTGATCACTTCAGACTTTGCAGCAATTATTGCGCTTACAATAGAAAGCCCCTGAAATACACTTCCACCAGGTGAATTAATACGGATGTGCAGGGTGTCGACACTTTCATCCAGATAGCCTATTTCCTGCGCAAAATAGTCGCCATCCACTTTATCGCCCAACGTGCCATAAAGCCTCAGAGTTGCTTCTTTTGAGGTCCGGTTGACAAGGTATTTGCAGATGTGATCCATAGGCTCGCTCAATTTTACTTTGATATTTAGATAACAAAGTTTGATTGACCGCATCGATTTTCCAAAAAAACCGCCAAGGTATACTACTTTCCATCTTACAGTTAGACACTTTTTTGTACTTTTTTTTTCGATTGAGCACCTTTGTAGTAAACAATCACGAAAATGGTGCACAAGAAAGAAGCTGCCGAAATTTTGTTCAAGGAAGGTTTCGAACAAAAAGACGTTGCGCGCATGTTGGGGCTATCGGTAACCACAATCTCAAAATATGCGATAGCCGGAAACTGGCGTAAAACAAAACAGCAGCACGACCTCCGTATCCTGACTGCTGAATCGGACAATGAGTTTAGCCTTGCACATCAGAGTCGTGTTTTGCGGCTGATGAGTGAAAAGCTCAGCCTCATGGTTACTGCAGAAATGAGCATCGAAGAGATGAAAGCCTGCCTGCTCCCTAAAGGAGAGATTGACGCAGTGCAGAAATTGAGCACCACCATTGCACGACGCGACCCCGACTGGAAACTCCTGGTGCGCGTGTTGCGCGAATTCTCCATCTTTCTCAAAGATGAAAATCTGGAACTTGCGCAGGAAATAGTACCACATATTGACAAGTACATCAACGAGAAACGTAAATCAATGTAATGGCGATCGAGTGGACCATACGGGATAAACGCGAGTACGAAGCCTGGTTAAGGGAGAAAGAGAGCATTGAGCGTGCCTCTCCAATCGATCGTGAATCGGCTGCCGACCGGAAAAAACGGATTGATCGGTTACTGGCTTCGTTCGATAAATTCTGCCAATACTACTTTGGCCACCTCATGGATTCGGAATTCGCCTGGTTTCACAAAAAGGCGGCAAAGCATATCACCGAAAATGCCGATACCCTTTGCGTACTGGAATGGCCGCGCGAACATGCAAAATCAATTTTTGCCGATGTAATGATGCCCATGTACCTCAAGGCACGCGGCGAACTTTCGGGGATGATGATCGCGAGCGCGAACGAGAATAAGGCAAGTACCCTGCTCGGTGACATCCAGGCCGAACTCATGTTCAACAAACGCTTTACAAACGATTATGGACAGCAATACTCACTTGGCAACTGGCAGGATGGCCACTTTGTTACAGGCGATGGAATCGGCTTCTGGGCCTTCGGCCGCGGACAATCGCCTCGTGGTACCCGTAAATCAGATAAGCGCCCGAATTACTGCGTGGTCGATGATATCGACGATGCCGTTATTGTGCGTAACCAGGCCCGCGTAAAAGAAGCCTGCGACTGGGTGCTAGGCGATTTATACGGTGCCATGCCCAACAAAGGCAGCCGGTTAATCATTGCCGGCAACCGCATACACCGCAACAGCATCCTTGCAAACATTGTGGGCGATGTAAATCCTGGGGATCCCAAAAAAGAGAATATTTTCCACCTTAAAGTTTTTGCCCTCGAAAATCCGAAAACTCACGGCAAAGATCTTACCGGTACGCCGGCATGGAAAGAACGCTACACCAAAACCGAAATTCTTAAGAAGATGACGCGGCAGGGGTCACGCATCGGTCTGCGTGAATTTTTTCATGAGCACATTGTCGAAGGTCGCATTTTCCGTGAGGAGCACCTGCCATGGGTCCCCGTTTTACAGCTTTCGCAATACGACAAGCTTATTACTTACAACGACCCATCCTACAAAAGCGGACAGAGCAATGACTTCAAGGCAATTGTGCTGATAGGCCGAAAAGGACGTTATTACGACATTATTGATGCCTTTGTCCGCCAGTGCACCACTGCCGAAATGGTAAGGGGGCATTATAACCTGTCAGCACAAATACCCGCAAAACTGATTTGCCGCCACTACATGGAGGCCAATTTTATTCAGGACCTCATGCTGGAGGAGTACTGGCGCGAGGGTGAAGCACGCGGATCGGTACTTCGGATAAGGGGCGATAAACGCAAGAAGCCCGATAAAGAGGCCCGTATCGAAAACCTCACCCCATTTACCGAGCAGTGTTTTATTCGCTTTAACCAGGATATGAAGCATTTGCCCGACATGCAGGAACTCCGCAACCAGTTTCTGGGATTCCCCGACGTGGAGCACGACGATGGCCCCGACGCCGTGGAGGGAGCAATATTCCTCCTTAACCAGCAGGGTGGCGAAAGCGCCCGCACACAACAACAAAAACCGGTCGTATCCGGTGATTTCAAACGCAATGCAGCCCGCGAACTTTAATAACCGAAAACATGGCAAACAATTTTCTGAAAGGAACCGATTACGACAACTGGATAGGCGAAAGCCTGATGCGGCAGATTATCGGCTCTGACTTCGATCTGCTGAACAGTCCCGAAAACATGGCGCAGTCAATGATAACCGACGCTTGCGGATCGAAATACGACCTGGCCGCAGAGTTCGCAAAAACGGGCGAAGCACGCAACCACACCCTGCGCCGGTGGATGTTAAGCCTTGCAGCTTACTTCATTTACCACGACATTGCCGATGTCGATATTCCCGAGCGAATTATCAAGGATTACGACGATGTACGTTTGGAACTGTCACAGATCGCAGCCGGGAAACGCGATGTCGACTTTGTGCGCCTGCTCGATGAAAGTGGATACGACCGTACCTCATTCCTGTCCGGATCGGAAAGTCAACGAACGCACGATATTTACTGATTTAAAAAAGCACCATGTCAATATTCAGCATCTTTCAAAGCAAGCCTGCGGCCGTAGCAACCCTTAAACCCGAACGAAAAAAGCGGCTTTCAGAGCAACTTACGAACGCACCGGTCGACCGGGTTACCATGCAGATGAACAACCTCCGTCAGGCAATCGACGAGGCGCTCGATGTGAACAACCCCAGCATCAACAACCTGATGCTTTATTACGACAATGCCATGCGCGAAAGCCACGTGCGTTCGCAGGTTACGGTAGCAAAAAACATGGTGCTGGCGGCTCCATTTGCCCTTGGTCGCAACGGATCGGACGACACTGAGGCTATAAAGCTTTTGAAACGTCCATGGTTCGAAAAGTTTGTCGGTTATGCGATCGATTCCGAATTTTATGGGTACAGCCTTATTGAGTTTGGCGAAATAAAAAATGGCGAGTTTCAGGATTGCAAAATTTTCCCACGCCGGCATATCAAACCCCGCAGCCGCATGGTTCTTGCCAATCCGGGCGACATGGCTGGTTTCAGCTATGGCGACAAACTCAACGATTTTTACCTGGTTGAAGTTGGCGATGTCGAAAGCCTCGGCACGCTGGAACTGGTATGCAGGGAGGTAATCTGGAAAAATTTTGCACGCGTCGACTGGAGTGCAGCTTCCGAACGTTTCGGAATGCCTTTCGTATTCATGAAAACCCGCCTCGACGACGATGCAGAGGTACAAAAGCGTGCCCGCATGTTGGCAAATATGGGTACAAAGGGGTGGGCCATTGGCGACCTCGACGATGAACTCGAATTTTTGGAAACATCGAAAAGCGATTTTTATAAGATCTATGCCGAGAATGCAAAATACTGCGACGAGCAGATCAGCAAATTGATCAACGGCCAAACCGGTACTTCCGATGAAAAGGCCTTTGTGGGTAGCGCAGAGGTCCATGAACGCATTCTCGACAATTATACCGACAGCCGCCTGCGACGTATTACCAATGTGGTCAACTATGAGCTGATCCCATTCCTGGTTCATTATGGATATCCGCTCGATGGACTGCAGTTCCGCTATACCGAACTCGACCCGAAGGAAAAGACTCAGGGTCCGGAAAATCAGGAGGAGGACTCCGATACCAACGAACCCGAAAACACAAAAACTCAAAAAACAGGCAACAGGCGCAAGGTTTTGAGAGACCTTTCAGGCACTAAAAAAAAAAGATCGGCAATACCCTGGTAATTAACCAGGATACAACAACCGACCCGGTTCAAAATACTTTCCGCCTGCTATCGGAGCAGGTGCGCATGGGCACCAACATCGACATCACAAAACTTCATTATTCCGACCCGCGGTTTAAACTCTACAACAACCTGCAGAGCGATGTGGCACGTTTTGCCACATACCGCGAAGCACGCAGGCAGAAGGATCTTGCTGCGGCCCCCGATGCAGCCACACGCCTGAAAATTGAAAAGCGGTATGCCGAGTGGTTGAAAACAGAAAAACAGGGAGCTTTTGCCAATGCCGCAGCGGCAGCCAAGTGGACCAAGTTCGCCGAGAATGCCGACCTGTACCCCAACCTCCAGTACCGTACTGCCCGCGATAAGGATGTGCGACCGGAGCATGCCCGCCTCGAAGGATTAATTCTTCCCATTAACGACCCGTTCTGGAGCACCCATTACCCGCCACTGGGCTTCGGGTGCCGGTGTTATGTGACTCAAACCGACAAAGCAGTTGTTCGTTCAGAAAATTACCTTGAGACAAAAGCCGAAACCGGGTTCGACTTTAACCCCGGCATTGAGCAGAAGATCTTCAGCAACAGCGCTGGATACTACAAAGGCTGGTCGCATGAGGAAATGAAATTTCTTGATGAAAAATCAAAGTCAACTGCAGCGCTAATTGTTAAAGGAAATGTAATACAATTTATGAGGAATCTTCCCAATAAGTTTAAACTTGGAAGTGAATCTATTCAAATATCTAACCGGGATGTAAAAGATATAACCCGTGAAGAACATATGGAAAAGGCGTTTAAAAATGCTTTGCTATTCGACATTCAGAACGTATTGAATGATGCAATTTTAAAGGATGAAGCACCTGAAGGGAAAAGAGATAAAGACGGGAATCTTGTTGTAAGGCCCAAATACAAACACTGGTGGTATTACCAGGTAAAGGGTTATGATAACATGTTCCTGAATATTGTGATGATGAAAGAGGGTTATAAAAAATTACATTCAATCACAGATGGCATTCTAAAAAAATAAAAATGCCCTCCCAGCGGCAGAGGATGGATCTACAGTCCATCCTGCACTCACCCGGAAGGGCAATACAAACATACAAAAAAAAAAGATGAAAAGCAACTTTTTCGACAAAATCAGAGAGCTGGAGCAGAGGCTTCCCGCAATGCTTAAACGGGTTCCGGGGATTATCAGGGTTGAAGGGCTCCAGTTTATTGCCGATAACTTCGAGCGCGAAGGCTTTGAAACGAAAACCGGCAAATACAGCAAGTGGAAACCAAAGCTCAAAAAGGGAGCTCAAAAGAAGATCCTGGTAGGTGAAAAGCGAGGTGGATCATTGATGCGGAGCTGGGAGCAGGAAACCACCTCGAACGACAGGCGTGTGGCCTTTGGCAGCTCGCTCCCCTATGCCCAGGTGCACAACGAAGGCGGTAAAGCCGGACGCGGAAAAGGCTTTATGATGCCGCAACGACAGATGATTGGCCCCAGCGACGCCCTCGATAACCGCGTAATGGTCAAAATAGACCGCATCATGGACTCAATATTCAATTAAACACCATCTGCGTTCTATATATCTTTTAGTCTAAATCTTTTAATCTTCCACCCATGTTATACCAGTATTACAAGCCCATTAAAACTGCCCTCGAACAAGTAAGAGGAATCAATTCCGTTGAGTGGTACAACAACCAGTACGATGGTACCATTTTAAACGACAAAGTGGTTTGGATTGAATTCCCCGAACCGGTGGCGCCCGTTGAAGTGAGCAAGGAAATGTTGCGTGCCGACATCCGTATCAGGCTGCATGTAGTATCGAGGGTCCTGCAGCGGGTCGACAGTGCGATCCCCGACTCCGAAATTATTGCCCATGAAACCATGACTGCACACGTACTTGAGGCATTGCGCGCCACACAGCTCACAAACGACAATTGCGACAACATAACCTCAAAGCTGCGGTGGGTAAACTGGCAGCACTATCACAAATACGAGGGTTGGATGGTTACATGGATCGAATTTGCTTTCAGAACCGGCGCACTGTAACAAAAAAGCCGGGCGACGTACCCGGCTTTTTTGATAGTTACGCTATTCGCTTCAAAAACTGCGAAATGTTTTTGTACGTGTACAATACATTGGCCCGTTCATTGGCAGTACTCATGTCGTTTACCTCATTGGTTACCCAACATTCCCACATTTCGGTGAGTCGTTTTTCCATGTTTTCGGCGCTGTCTTCAGTTAATAACTCTTCGAGCGCCTGAAGCTTTTTAAGATCTGACATAGTACTACCTCCCCATGCTTAACGACAACTGCGAAGGAAATAACGTATCATGCAACCGGATCATATTCCTGTTTTTACGAATAGTCAGGAACTGCCTCACACCCTCCTTATTGCACCACCATTCGGCAATGCTCCAATAATCTCCGGTAATCTTCATGAAGTTATTCAGGTTAGGGAGCATACGCATAACCATTGAAGTATGCTCTATGCCGCAGAGCAGGCTCATGTCACGGACCTTGTAATAGATTTCATCGTTGATCACCTTTGTGCGCACCCGGCTCTCAAAGTCGTATCTGATAGGGCTGGTAAACGGTGGCTTATCGGCCCCCGACAGATTGTCGGCATACTCATTCAATTGATGAATGATAAGATCCTCCGCCCAGTCTCTGAAAAACCTGGCCCGGTCGCTTTTGATAAAGAAACCCAGGCGCACAACACCACGTTTGGTATAAAATACCTGGTGCGGCTGGTGGTTACTTAAAAGGGTGTTTGAAATTGAAACACCCTTTAGAAAGTGTTTTCCTTCGTAAAAGTCATCTGGATTTCGACTAAGATGTCCTCTGATTGTTTCGGCACTTACTCCATAACCAATAGCAACATCTTTGGTAGGCATTAAAAACTCATGGTCTGCACTTGGAAGTACGGTAACCGTCAAACCTTCGGTTACAGTAAGGCTCATAGCCCTGTTTTCGTTTTTTGTGTCCATTTGTATAGCATTTAATGGAGTTAAAAAGAACATTGCCCGCTTTAGGTGTGCTATACAATTCAACGCGGGGCGCGGAATCAGTTCCGTTGTTTCCTCCGGAACCACCATTGCAGGCAATGCCTTTATTTCAATTTAAAAAACTCAGTGGTATTTACCCCTGATTGTTGATTGTATAGCAAGGGCAAATGTAAAGATTATTTGTTTTGAATGATGATTGGTGCTAAAATATTTTTCAAAGAATCATAATATGACTGATTAATAATGTTTAGGTCGAGTAAGTCTTTTGCTTCTTTTAACTTGGCAATGGCGTCTTCCCGGGTCATTTGCGATTTAGGATTTATTACTTCACCATTGGCAATTGCATTATCATACTGCATAAACACCGGTATTAAACCAAATCCTTTGAATTGAACAAACAAGGTGTACCCATTCTTTTTTTTCCCGTAAGAATGTATTTGAGTTATTGCAACTTTTTTACCAGAAATCCACGGAGCACAATATTCTCCACCTTGTTGAATATACATGAATCTCTGAATACCTGCAGGTTTTCCAATAACAAGTGTATCACCTACATTGATTTGATCGCCAGACTTTGTAATATATGCATCATACTGAGCATTACCAGAGATCTTACCAAATTCTGCGATTTGTGCCAAACAATCAATTGAGATAATTGTAACGGTCAGAATAATCAAAAACTTTCTCATGTTCACAGGTTTTAAAGTTATTATGTAAAAGTATTATTTTGATTTAAAACTACAGCTCATCGGCAGAAACATGTTCGTTTTCCATAATAGATGTAATCATTTCCTGAACATGACCGGCAGTAAGTAAACTATCTTTCCCGGATGTTTCCACTATCATATCAAAGTAGTCCAGAATTTCATTCAGGCATTGAGCATACCTCCAGCCATTGATTGACTGGTGAAAATCGAACTTCTCTTTCGGTAAATTAAATTTTAGTTTGGCTTGCATCGGTTTGCTTTTTAAGTAATTTAATAAGTCGCTTGGCATTAATTCCAAGGTACTTGCGGTAAGTGGCTTCCGATATGTAATAGTTCGGTTTTACAATGTTGGCGAAGATCCACCTTTTAGTTGCTCCCCTGTTTTGATGCTCAAGGGTGATGTTCTGTATGTCGATAATTCGTAACAGGTAATTCCGTCTGCAGTATGCCATGGCTAAACTATTGAGTTGTTTTGTGCATCGTTGTAACCCCGCTCATATTCCGACATACCCCAGCGTCGCATTAATTGAGCAGCGGTCGAGTATGTCATGAGCAGGAGAGGAACGTAGACCCATATCCTGCTAAATGATGTTTTGAAGTACCTGGCGATGAATTCAATTTCACAGCGGTAATTTTCAGATTCGGACCGAACCTTTCGTACAATATTCTCTTTGTTCATAAATTTTAAATCACTTTCCATTGCTGCTGCTATTTATTGTGATACCTAATTCCTGTAGTGCAACCATCAATGATGTTTCTGATGTTATAACCGATTTGTATTTTCCTGTTCCACCGCACTGCACACAATCTGCCTCATATTTTGCTCCACCCATCTGTCTTTTTACTTTTCCGGTTCCCCGGCACGCCGGGCACCACTTCACATTAATTTCCTTGCTGGTTACAAAATATTCAATCATAACTTATATTCAATTGCTTGTTTCAATAAGCTGGTCAATACGCTCAGAAACACACTGCTCGGGCAATCCTGTAATTTTAGAGCAAAGATCAACCATATCGTTACGGGTGTAGCGCGGTACGAAGTTGTTGACCTGATAAGATCTCACATTTGAAAAAACATTGTCGATATCCATCCTGTAAGCTTTATTTATAGCATAGTAATCAAGAAACGTAATCAGCAGGTTACGGGCAGTAGCGTGGTCACGTTCAATTAAAGCTCCCGCTTTAACCTGTGTTAACCTCATTACATTCACATAATACCAAACTAAAATACGGCGGGCGTCAACCAGTTCTTTCTTTCTCGATTGGCTTTTGATCTCATCAATTGTAATGCTATACCTTCGGCAAACAGCCTCTTCGATTGTCATTGTGCCAGTACCGGCGATGACGGGCATTTTCTTAACCTCTTTCTTTCTCATTTTTCCAGTTATTTAATTGTTAATCTAAAGAACTCGTTGCATATAATCTCTGCTTGAGGTTGTAAGGAGGGCAGGACTCGAACCTGCACGATAGGGAGCTTTTTATCCGGGGTCTCTCACGTGTACTTAGTGCCCTATCTACCCGGAAGGCGTCTACCAATTTCGCCACCTCCTCAAAATTTGCCTGTCTTTCCAGGCTGCCAGCGCTTGTACAATTTGCGGTAGAAAATCTACTCCGTGGGCTCGGAGCCGGGCGAACCGCTCTGTTGATCCCATTCTGGAACATTGTACCTTCGCAGCCCCGCGCGCAGGGCTGTCCTTATGTCGCCCGTTACGTATCATTACAGGTTACTGAAATTGAGGTTCACCTGCTCGTATTTTCCGAATTCGTCGCGCACCGCAATGGTAAGGTACCTTACCGTATTGTTTGTCGAGATCGATTTTTTTATCAGCTCCATCGCTTCTACCCACAACGGGTGACTTATTTTCAGACTAAAAAGGCCGAGGATCCTCTTTGTGTCGAGTCTGCCTTTTGATGTTGTGAAAGCATTGTTGATCAATTCGCGCAATTCGATGTCGGATCCTGCGGTCTTCTCGTTGATAAACTCATTCAGCTTATGCTGTGCGAACACAATATTTTCATCAAATTCAATTCGATCGCTCACATTAACCTCAAGCTTAACCGACTTGTCAAAACTGAACACTGAGTAATTGCCCTTACGGGTATCAATGTTGATATTTGCATCACGAAGCATCGCCTCGTAGAGTGCGTCACCCACATTAAATGATTCTACCTTAAAGGCGGTTAACATCTCGTTTATTTTTTCGGCTTTTTTAAGCAGGGAGCCAAGTGCCTGTTCTTTTTTACGGTCGAATGCAGACACATATTCGCGCGGAACATCCTGACCTTTGTGGTTTTGCCACACCGAGTGTTTTACCAATTGTATCATTTTCGTATTTTTTAATTGATTAATTGATTGTCAAACTATCATCATTGAAATGAGTACGCCGCATAAACCCCCGCACATTGCGCCGCTGGCATAAATTATACGGTCGATGATATTTCCAAAAGTCACTTTCTGCACATTGATGGTCCACAGATATGAGATCCAGAAACCACAAATAGCAATTCCTATCCATGTAACCTGCGAAATAAAATAGGTATTTGCCGACACAAGAAAAACCTGCAGGAAAGCGGTGCTAAAAAGCTTCAAATCATTTTTTTTCATATTTGTCAATTGTTTCAACTGTTTTGTGTTTGTCGTAAAATTTGTTTGTCAGCCTGTTCTGTATCACTTCAATTTTGTAGATAACTATGCTCAATTCCCGGTTAGTTACCTGGTCAAATCTTTCATACAGCAGTGCTGAGAGCTCTTCCTCTTTCTGCCTGAGACGTTTCAGTTTCTCGTGCAGGTATCCTTTGTTTTGCAGCATATCTCAAGAGTTGCATTGATACATTTTGCGGCATATCGCGATTAGCGCTCGTCTGCCGTTCGAAATAGTCATGACGCGACCTTTTACCCGATCTGAGGAAAGCCCTGTCGGTAGCCTGCCACTCCAATGTCCACCACCTCCAGAAAAGCGGATGTCGTTGCACATGTACGAAAAGGTCATCAATCTGGCTTGCCATTCTTGGTAAGTTCTTCAGTACTTCCTCTTTGAGCTGTTCAAGCCAGTAGCATCCCGAATCGTACATCAATTCGGCATAAAGTTCAGGAGTAATCCCTATCCTTTCAGTAATTTGCTTCTCGGTTTCCGTTGTCATTTTAATTACAGCTTTGAAGGTATCCAGTTACTTTATTGTCGATGTCAGATACCGATATTCGGTTCCGGTTCTTATCAAGAAATGCATTGTAGAGGTTGAACAGGATGGAATCAGGGATAGCATTGAAGCACTTATACCCGCTTGCCCTTGTCAAAGTAGCCTTCACATATTCAGTTGAAACTGTCATGCTTTTCAGCTTGTAGTAGTTGAATACAACTGCCAGGCAACGCTTCCTGAGAAGGTCAGTCCTGTTGTTCGTGTTCGGTATCTTCCCCGTGATCCGGTTGATCAGGTCTTGTATTTCATTTTCTTCCATCTCTTTTGAACTGGAAGCTCCGTAACCCTTGTACATTTCCCTGCGATCATCGCCTGAAATCCCCTGTTTACTGCATATCGTATGCAACCTTACAATCAGTCGCTTCTTGCTATCGGTCATTTTATCGGTCATTTTAAATCAAAAATTGTACATCCGAAATCCAGAATCAGGTTCCCCAATATTGAAAAGCCCCTTCATCCCATATTGTAAAAGGATCCCCTCCTCCATACCGCGAGACCGGGAAAGCCCTGTAACCCTCTACCCTGACCTTCACAAATGCATCGAAGCGGATTGAGGTAGCGACACGGCCCGCGGGTTGTGTACCTGCTGCGTGAGAGATCAGCAGGAACAGCTTACCGCGGAAACCGTTTCGCAATGCCTTGTAATCAGCGTAGTTCATCCCCGTATATTGGATTGAGTCAATTGCAATGATGTCGGGACTTTTACGCCTTTTTAGACGTTCTATCAATTCTGAAATAGGCTCCTGGTCAAGTAGAACAATGCGGCGTTTCACGTCGTCCATCCCCACCTCACTGAAAGCCGCCTGCATGGATCTCCCCGCGCCCTCTTCCAGTGAATTGTAAGCCACCCTTCCAAAGTTTGTAAGGTATTTACACAACTGAAGTGCAAAGCGGGTCTTACCGTTTCCTGAGTTGCCCCAGATCAGCCATGAGCCGGTCAGTTCCGGTTTCCCGAAGCTGTCCAGCCACTTCCCTTCAAACTCCATGCACCTGTGCCTGGTGGTCATCAGTTCCGTGACACTAACAGCCCTATTGAGTTCCTTCACCTTCATGCAATCACCTCCTCAACACGTTTCATTTTCTGAATCTCGATGTAAATCCGACGAAGTGAACCACCAGTACGGGCCATCAGTTTATTGATGTCCTGAATACCGTTTGCGCGTCCGATCATAGTCACCTGCTGCCTTATGAAGTCTGATTTATCGGTTCCGTCAGGAGTAATTTTCTGAAAACGGTTACCCATCCTGGAAAGAATTTCAGCATAACCCACCTTCAGGTGCTCCAGGTTGCGTTCAATCTTCGCCTTCAGTCCGTCTGCGCCCATCATGTACCAACCGCAGGCCCGGTCGGTAGCATTCCAAAGCGCCTTCAGTTCCAGAAAGGCAGGATATTCCAGGTCACCGGCTTCATCCAGGATAATGATCGGGTTCGGAATTGACCGCAGATAAAACACCAGGTCTTTGTATACATCCTGATAACGACCAGTCGAAATAAGGCCGCCCTCTTTCGCAATTGCACGGATCAGCTGACTCTTGCTTTTCACCTGAGAGCAGTCGATATACCAGGCATTGCGGTTGTTACGGCAATACCATTTCGCGCTGTAGGTTTTACCGATGTCGGTGATATCGCACAGAATAGCGGATATTGAATCAGCCTGGCAGGCCTTCAGCTGTTCTGTTATGAATTCAAATACATGCGTGCGGGCGGTAACCAGTTCCACTGATCCGGAGATCTGCACGTCCATTTTACGCGCAATGCTGATCCAGTTTGCATCAGAGAGCTGTCCTTCCATTTTACCCGCCATCACATTGCTGAGCTGTGAGTTGGAAATTCCAAGCGCCACAGCCATTTTTGAGGCACTTTGGTAATTTGACCGCCGTTGTTTCAGGGCTTCCGTAATCTTTTGCTTAATCTCGTTCGTAATCATTTCAATAAGATTTTAAGGTTATACAATTGTTTTATAAAGAGTCAATTCCACGTGTTCCGTAATATTCCATATCATCCCATTCATCCGGAAGGTTCGCTTCCTTGTCTGTTTGTTCCACAACGATCATTTTCCTGACATCAGGAAGACGATTCTCCGTAGTGACTGCCTGGACAGGTTCCGTTTTACCCAATTTTGCAAAGCCATTTACACCGTCCTTCACCATTTTGTCAAACCGGCTGATGTACTTCGATTGGTCAACAAAGGCATCCACGTCATCCTGTGTTTGTTCGGTCTTTGCCTCATTGAATGTCTTTAGTTTCCGGCAAACCGTTACAAACTGATTTTCCTGGAACATATACACCTCGTTGATGTCTCCGTTTTCTTCCGGCATGTAGTAACAGTCAACGTTATAATTGTTTGGAGCCAGTCTTTTCAGGATATTTGGATCGGGCAACTGGTAATCATTGTACTGAACCCTCACATATTGGTTTCTCCGGATGCTTGTAGCTGTATGTTCTCCGATGTACCGGATGATAATTTCCCGTTTAATCGGTTTTGCATCCGGGTTGGCATGGTGCCGGAGCACATCCATCCGGGTCATGCCACGGTACTTATTCTGTTTCGGGTGAAGGTCGTTGTTGTACTTGCGGATGATTTCAAGGTCATCAGCTACAAGGTCATCATAAGCGTAGAATTTTTCCTTGTAAGTGTCGTTGGTTTCGCTGGGAACTTTATCGTAGTTCACTCTGTTGGCTTCCAATTTGGCATACCAGCGTCCAATTCCGGCCTGGTATTTCTTTTCATAGCCATATTTTTTAGCCTTATTGAAGTGCTCTGCCCGTTTTTCCTGCGAGTTACCGGGGGCACACCAGCGGACGAATGGAAATACGATACCGGCCTTCATCAGATCTTCATCGAATTGACGGACAATGTGATGTTCAACCTCCACCTCGATAGGCATTCCCAATCCTTCTCTTTCAATGAAGCGGAACATGTTTGTTACGCATCCCAGGAAGAGGTTGGTATCTTTCGATTTTGAATAAGCTGCTCCGATGACAGCCCCGCTGGCAACGTCATAGGCATAGTAAGCCTTTACCCTGGTTCCATCGGGCATTTTGCGCGGGAGGTCGCGGTCATCCATTGATATTTTTGACAGCGAGAAGAAAGGAGAGTGCCGGTGGTAGTGTGGACGCTGGCTGTTGATGTATTCAAACCTCCCCGAGCGAATTTTATCGACTATGGCCCGGTTACGAGGCATGTTAATGTAATTCCAGATCGAAGATTCTGAAATCACAATCGGGTTTCCCTTCTTATCATAGAAATCATTGCGGTCGAGCACTTCACCGGTGGTGATATCGTACAATTCAAGCGCTCCACCCAGGAACTGCAAGTAAAGGTCATGAACCGTGCTTCCGTAAGGCTTATCCTTATTTGCGTAAAGCGACATGATCAGACCTTCTACCTTGTCAGATACTTTTCTGCTGTTGTCATTGTCAAACCCACGATGTACCAATGAAATATACCCTTCAGCGTGATACTTTTCCCATTTTTCTTTCAATCTTCTCGGGTTCTCAGGAAGCGAGTGCGTACGCTCCTGTTTAATTGCTGTTACCTGGGATGCCAGGTTGTCCCAAATGTTGTTTGTTGATCCACCCATTGCCCGGCGTTTTCCGGCACGGTTTCCGGCTATATGGCCGATTGTGTTCAGAATTTCGGCATTGTTTAAGTACTCAGTAATTGTATCCTGGGTAAGTGTTCTGCCATCAGCCAATCGGTAGGAGGTGAAATATTCGCGTGCTTCGTAGTCGGGTTTAATTTGAGATGCCAGACCGGAACGTTCCTCTGCAATCTTTTCAGGGTCTCTTCCAAGTTTTTCAATGATTTTCTTTTTAAAACGATCAGGGATTGAATTGTAATCGACGAGTGATGGAGTATTACGGCAACCGCGTCGAACAATGCGGAGAATATTTCGGATAATTAAGAGATCATAGTTACTCTTTGTCATGATTCCTGACTCTCCATAAAGCCAACCACCCTGAATGCACAATATGTTATTGTATTTCTCTATCATTGCTGTAACAGTGATTCCCGAGATTCAATTATTTTGCGGAGGGCATCCATTGCCTCTTTGTGACGTTTCGATTTAGGTCTTCTGAGTAATTCGAAGGCATAACGGTTTGTAATTCCCATCATTTGAGCGATTAATTTCAGGTCTCCCGAAATTTTTCTTTCAAATAATTTGCTTTTCTCGTTTTCCATGCCGTAACTTTGATCTATATTTTTCAACAAATATATAGATAATTTTCTATTCGCAAAAAAAATTATAGATAATTTTAAATACTTTGGAGAAAATTACCGATAGAATTAAAGATATCATTACGAATGAAAGGATAAGCGTTCGTCAAATGGAAATTGCAATTGGTTGCAGTAATGGCGTTTTGTCAAAAGCGATCAAGCAGGGCACGGATATAAGTGCTGTTTGGGTATCGAAAATTATCGAAAAATATAAAATATACAATCCTGGTTGGTTACTTACAGGAATAGGGGAAATGATAATAATAAAAGAGGAAAATTCAAAAGAAGAGTTAAAGCCTCCTGAAAACAATTATTTTTCTCAATTATTAGATACAAAAAATGAACTGATTGCATCTTTAAGACAACAGATCCAAATTCAAGCTGATTACATAAATAATCTAAAGGAATCAAGCTCACAAAAATCAGGTGAGCAAAAAAGAAAGGCCGGGTAATTTATTTAAAGCAATAGGAATTTAAGGCACATTAAGCATTGTATTGCACCCACCTTGACCACACACACAAACAATTACTTGCTTTTTTTTTGCGGTTTTTATATATAGTGTTGATATTCTGGTACTTTAATGGCTAATTAACAATAATATGCCTGGATTATCACCACCCATATAATAGATTTATATATGTTTTAATCTATATTTTTTGATTTATCATATATTTTACTTATTTATATTTGATTTCTTTTTGTATGCCCATTTGTATGCCCATTTGTATTCCCATTCATTTTTTTACATGCTTTTTCATAGCTTTATAATGAAAAATGAAGTAATTTGAGTATTGATAGAATTGTATTAATAGCAAATTCAATGTAGTTATCATGAGAGCTATGAAAATAGGCCACCCGAGGTCACCAGAGGCGTTTTTAGACCGTTTTTACTGATATTGCAGTGTTGTATCAATTTATTGCGCCTGATGCGTATACACAACATAACAGCAATTCAATATATGTTCAATGATTGGTCTCGTCATGTTTATAAACAACAACTCAAAAAAGCAAACCTGCACAATTCGTTTTGAAACGTAATTTCTTATATGCCTGAATATCAATATATATATAATTTTATTAATGTACATTTAGTTTTGTGCCCCTTATAAAACAATTTATCAACTTTTCGGAGTGGACT